GGCACTAGTGGCAAACGGAACACAGATCCCGACGAATTATAAAGCTCTTTTAGACGACTATATTCAACCCATATTAATTCACCTGGCAACTAGTGAATTCTTAAAGACTGCATCAATTACGGTTTCAAATAAAGGCGTTTACAAACATAGCTCTGAAAATTCAAGCGAGATAAGCCTGGATGAAATGAAAGACATTATACAAATTGAGAGAGACAGGGCCGAAAGCTATACTCAAAGATTTTTGGATCACATGGCATTCAATGCAGCGAGTAAATTTCCAGAGTGGTATTCAAATTCAAATGATGAAATTTCACCAAAGTATGAATCTTATTCAATTGGCTGGGTATTATGAGCGGATTTGGATCAATATATTGTGAAAGTTGGTGGGGAGATAACAACCGCTCAGAAGGCTGGGGCCAAGTATATCCTATCTGCAGCAGAGTAGGTGTTGACAGAACAGATATCAAAGCAAGCAACGCACTAAGCGTGACTGCGGACATGACATAAATAATAATAATAAAATAAAATAAAATGGCTAAACAAACAGTTAACGTATCGACGCCCAATTCTGGAGAAGGGACAGAATTAAGGAGTGCCTTTATCATGCTTAATCAAAATTTTGATGAAGTCTACGGAAATAACTTTGTCACGGAATTAATGCTTAACGATAACATTGTCGGGGCAGCTGAATTGAAAGTAACAGGTAATGGAACTGATGGTCAGATTTTAAAAACTGATGGTGACGGTACATTTTCATGGATTAATAATGATGTAGGAGATATTACTTCAATAGTAGCAGGAACTGGATTAGATGGAACTAATTTATCTGGACCTATTCCAACTATAAACATTGAAACTGGAGGTGTTGGAACTACGCAATTAGCAGACAATGGAGTTACTCACGACAAACTTTCTGCTCGTTTTACTGCTGAAGTAGCAATAAGTACATTGACAGGTACAGTAAATTATGATTGTGCAACTGCTTCTTCATTTAAATTAAGTGGAGATTTAACTGGAGCTTATACTATAAACTTAACTAATTACAAAAAAGGTCAAGTAATAACAATCTATCCTTTAAAAGCTCAATCGGTTACACTAACTGGAGGTTCTGGAACAGGGGTTTTCAATAAACTTAGTGCTGTTGATTACGACAATACAGTATCTAGTATTTTACAAATTGAGTGTGTTGATGACCAAGCAGCTAACCCAGTATTTTTCTATTCAGTTGCAACTTTTGCAGCAGATTCTACAATTTAAAAATTAAAATATGTTAAGTAAAAGAATACTTTCTTTAATAGCCGTATCTGCAGGTATAGACATTGATTATTTAGTTGTTGCAGGTGGTGGCGGTGGTGGTTCAGCAAGGGGAGCATCTGGTTCTGGAGGGGGTGCAGGAGAGTTTTTATCTCAAACATCTACTTCTGTAGCATTAGACACAAACATTTCTTTAACTGTTGGAGCAGGAGCAGCAGGAGGACCAGGAAGCCAAAATGCTCCTGGAACTCAAGGAAATAATAGCAATTTTATAATACTTACTAGAGGAGGCGGACTTGGTCAATGTAGTTCATTTTCTGGATTACCTGGCGCAGGTGGTTCTGGTGGTGGAGGAGATGCGTCAAACCAGTCTGGAGGAGCTTCAACGGCTGTTAGTCCGGGAGTAGGATTTGCTGGCGGAAATGCTGGGGCCCACGGTGGAGTGTATCCCTCTGCTGGAGGTGGTGGAGCTGGTTCTGTTGGAGAAAATGCTGCTGGTTCAAGTGGCGGTGGAGATGGTGGAACTGGATTACAAAATTCTATTACTGGTTCTCAGTTTTATGCTGGTGGTGGTGGCGGTGGTTTATTTGGCCCTTCTGGCTATACAAGTGTTGGGATTGGTGGTTCTGGAGTTGGAGGTAGTTCTTCTGTTTCAGGAACCGCATCTGCTGGAGTTACAAACACAGGATCTGGAGGTGGTGGAGGAAGTATTGCTACAAACGGCACTATCTATGGTGGTGGAAATGGAGGCTCTGGAATAGTAGTAATTAAATACCCTAAAACACATAAAATAAATATTCCCAATAGTATAGGATATACAGTACTTCAAAACGTAGGCGATTTTAAAATAAGAAAATTAATTAGTGGAACTGGAAACATTCAATTTACTCCAATTCAAAGTCAAATAGACGTAATCTGTTTAGTTGTTGCAGGTGGTGGAGGTTCTGGGGGTGCAAGTCATTATGCAGGTACATCAGGAGGTGGAGGCGCTGGAGGATATATAACAGATAATAGACCTGCCGATGTTAATGAAGATATTCTTTTAACTATTGGCTCAGGCGGTGCTCTTGGACAAGGCGGTGGAGGTAGTGCAAATTCATTTAGAGGTAATAAAGGAAACGATTCTGTTTTTGGTAGCATAATATCATCGGGTGGAGGATATGGCGGAGCAGGAACAGACCAAAGCGCTCAAGCTGAGGGAAGCGAAGGTGGTTCTGGAGGTGGTTCTGGAGCTAGGGTCAATTCGATGAGTAACTCTGGAACTGGAAACAGGCCAGCAACTTCTCCATCACAAGGTAATAATGGAGGTACAAGTATTGGCTCTGGAAATGTTAGCCCAAGATTTGGTGGTGGTGGAGGAGGTTCATCTTCAGCGGGTGCAAATGCTTCATCTTCTTCATCTGGAAACGGTGGAGCAGCGACAACAAACAATATAACTGGCTCTAACGTAAATTATGCCAAAGGTGGAAACGCTCCTTCGTCATTTAATACTCAGGCAAACAATGCAGCCGCAAACACAGGGAATGGATCTGATGGCTCAAAAGCTCTTAACAGTGGCGGTACTGACTTGAATGGGGCTAATGGTGGCTCTGGAATAGTAGTTTTAAAATATCCTAACACCCATTCTTTGACAATACCAAACACAATAGGCTTCACACATCTTTCAAATGTTGGAAACTTTAAAATAACAAAATTCACTAGTGGAACTGGACTTATTAAATTTACTTAAAATTAAAAAATAATGGCACATTACGCATTTTTAGACTCAAATAATATAGTTACCGAGGTAATTGTTGGAATAAATGAAAGCGATACTTCTGAAGATTGGGAGCTATTGTATGGAAATATAAGAAATCAAACTTGTAAAAGAACATCATACAGCACTTTTGGCGGAGTTCACTCTTTAGGTAAAACACCTTTTAGAAAAAATTATGCTGGTATTGGCTATAGTTATGATAATTCAAGAGATGCTTTTATCCCTGCGAAACCTTTTGCAAGTTGGACTTTAGACGAGAATACTTGCTGGTGGGAAGCACCTGTTTCTTATCCTACAGACGTAGAAGATGAAGATGGAAATATTAAATTTTATAGCTGGAACGAAGAACGCCAGCGATGGGATTTAAATTAATGGAACAAGATTTGAAAATATATGGATTAAGTGTTGGCTCACTTTTATTTAGTGGGGTAAGTGATGTAAACCCTTTTCTTCAATTTATAGTTTTAATACTAACTATAGTTTATACAGGAATTAACATATATAAAGTAAGAAAAAAATGAGAAAAAGAGATTTGATTCATTATTGCGGTGCAGCTGGTATATTTTTAATGGTTGTTTTGCTGCTTTTATACTTAGCAAATAATTCAATACCCGCAGATAACAAAGATATTTTTGTGAGTATTACGGGAATGATAGTTGGAAGTTTATCTGTTGTAATATATGCTATTATTGGACGCAATCCAGACGAAATTGCACAGCTTGAATCTAAAACAGAATCACAACAAAAGCAGATTGAAATGCTAGTTAAGCAAAAAGACGAACTAGAACAGATGCTTATATCCTTGCAAAATAGTTTGATTGATAACATGACTGTTTTCGGTTCTTCTTTGTTTGATTCACTTAACATAAAAAACTTAAAACAAGAAAAATGAAAAAATACATTTTAAACAAATGGAACTCATTTAGTGTCCAAGGGCAAATGCTTATGGTAGTTATAGGCCTTTCTGTTCTTCACATTATAATATCATTAATAAAGTTCGTCTAGCCTTATACAATGAATTTAAAACACTTTAAAAATGAGGAATTTGACGACCGGGATTTGCCGGGTTCTTGGATTAATATGGATAGGAACTTTATTAAGCTGTGCGACTTGGCACGCTCCAAATGTGATTTTCCCTGGAAAATTACTAGTGCCTACAGAACACAAGAAACACTCGATAGACTTATTAAAGAAGGCTATAAGGCAAGCCCAACTTCGGAACACCTTGACGGATTGGCAATTGATGTTGCCTGTTCCAACGCATCGCAGAGATTTGACATTATATCACGAGCAATGGAGGTTGGAATTTCAAGAATTGGAATTAGTTCAGGATTTGTCCATCTTGGATATGGAAATTCCAACGGTACAAAAAATGCAAATAGAATCTGGACATACTAAAACAATAACTTCGGGGTCAACGCTTATTAATCTAAATAAAGATAATGAGCAAAAAGAAAAAATTCAGCGAGACTAACGTAGGGAAATTTCTACTTGAAAAAATCCCAAACATTGTAAGTTCTATTGCAGGCGATTCGCCTGTCGGTAGTGTAGTAAAAGCTTTGATCGGAGGTTCTGAAATGTCAGATCAAGACAAAGCGATTGCACTAAAAAAACTAGATCAAGAGATTCACGAATTTGACGGCATCACCAAGCGTTGGGTTGCAGACTCAAACAGCCAATCTTTCTTGGCACGTAATATTAGACCAACCGTTTTATTGGCCCTTACATCCGCTTATATTATCGGGTGGTTTATGGGTCTTGATACTTCCGACACATCAGACCTAGTGACCTGGGTCCTCTGTGGATATTTCGGAGCGAGAACAGTTGACAAAACAGGATTTAAATTAAAATAACAGTCATGGGAAAAAACATAAATTCAAAAGTATTTCGTTTTCCAAAACATTTCGAACCTTATACAAGTAAAATAAGACAACTTACAGAGAAAGATCTAGGACTTTTGTTTGGTGATAATCACAAAGTGCTCCAAGAGGAAGCCGAGAGACTAGGAATTCCAGCCAAAGATGTCAAACACTACTGGCATAAATCAAAACACATCTCCATGTTTGTTAAAAACCACGGCAAAACATACCAGCAGATCTTTGAGGAGCTAAAGAGTGAAATGATCCAGGCTGCTCCAGTATATCCAAAGCTTGAAAGGACCCAATCAAAAGAGCCTCATTTGCTAGTTGTAGATCCAGCAGACATTCATTTTGGTAAACTTGCCACTGCTTATGAAACTGGAGACGCTTACAATGTTGAGATCGCTTCAGCTCGAGTGATTGAAGGGGTCCAAGGAATACTCGACAAAACTGCCTCTTTTAATATTGATAAGATTCTTTTTATTGGAGGTAATGACATCCTGCACACAGACACGCCAAAAAGAATAACTACATCTGGCACGCCCCAAGATACTGACGGTATGTGGTATGAAAACTTTCTTAGTGCAAAGGATGTAATGATTCAAGCTATTGAGAAACTGCTCACTGTTGCAGATGTACATTTTCTTTTTTGCCCTTCAAATCATGATTACGCTTCAGG